GTACTACAGCACGATTCCCGCCTCCTTCGCCTCCACTTCTATCCGCAGGCGTTACATTTACTTTTTCTCCAGATGAAACGCCGATCCGGTAACTGTCATTCGAGTAGCCTTGCGGGACCGTAAAGCCGCGAGGCGGTGTGCCAAGTGCAAAATTGGGCATTGTCTCACTTGCGATCATCGCTGTTGCTGCAACATTTGCGGCAACTGCGAATGCGGTTCCTATCCAGCCAAGTGGTCCCATTTCTGCCCAGCATTTTGAGATAGCCTGACCAAGATTGATAACCGCCATAGAGAGTGCATAGTCATGGTTTGCTTGCCATTGCTTGCGCTTTATGTCTTTTTCCGCGTTGGCGTATTTCTCTTCAATCGCGGCTTTCTGTTCGGTGAGTTGTTTTTTCTTTGCAACACTTAATCCTTCAGCGGCAAGTTCTTTATCGATCGCCTTGAGTTGCTCATTTTTTTCATGGTCAAGATTATTGAGTTCTGTATCATACTTTTGATTGGAATATTTCTCAAATATTCCTACCGCTTGTTGCATAAGATTCGCTGCTTCATCTATTTGTTTGCGCAATGCAGCGCTTTCAATCTGCGATTTGCGGTCCTCGTAGAGTTTGAGTGCTCCTTCCATATCGACATAAAACTCTTCGCTTAATGCTAATTGCTTGTCATACAATGATTGGTTTGCCGCAAGTTGATAATCTTCGTCCTTTCCATACACTTGCTTCTTCATTTGAGAGATGGCGGTTTGCAGATCCTGTTCGTCTTTTATTTGTTTGTCATAATTTTCTTTAAATATTTTATCCAAGTCGGCATCAATTGCTTTTTGTGTTGCGAGCTTTCCTGCAAACCATTCTTTGTCAAGTCGTGCTTGTTCTTCCTGCGCTTTCTTTGCTGCTTCTCTTGCGGCATCGGGGGATTTTCCTGTTGTGATAGACGTAACCGTCGCCATTTGGCGAGATTTTAAAAGATCATTTATATCCTGATACGCTTTTTTGTTTTGTTCTAACGTTTTTCCCGTTGCTTCGTTTGCTGCTATTTCCATAGCAGAGACTTGTGCGGTTGTCTTTCCGACATCATTAATAATAATTTGAACATCCTTTTCGCCTTTTATCTGCGCAGCAATTACCTGAGATAATACTTCACGCTTTGCCGCAAGAATCTTTGCCTCTTCGTTGCTCAGTTTTATATTGTCGCCTGCAGTACCTTTGAGTTGATTTTGGTAGGTGTTATAGAAGCCAATAATCTTTTCGAGATGTTCTTTTTCCTCTTTGAGAACTTTATTGTAATCCACCGTGTTTTTTGTCGCACTTACAAGAGCCACGGCAATACCGGCGATCCCTGCCGCGACCATTCCCCACGGTCCAGCGCCCATGCCGGCAAGCAGGAAGTCTATCCCCTGGAACGCTGCAAACCCCTGCGCCAATGTCTTGTTGAACTTCTGTTGTTCTTTATCGCCGTCACCTGTGGCGCTCACCAATCCCATAATACCAAAAGAAAGTGCGTTGATAGAACCGAGGCCTTCCCGGTAGAAAAATGTTTGCTGGCGCTGCTCGGTGCGTTGTGTTTTATAGAATTCGTTGACTTTGTTGACTTCTTTACCATGCTGATTTAGGGCGCCGTTGGCTTCAATAAATGATTGACTGATATCCCTACCGGCGGCTTTGGCGTCATCCGCAACACGCTTAAAGACCACGCTGGCTTCATTCTTCGCACTGATGATCGCTTCAACTTCTCTTTGGCTCGGAGGCATTATTTATCTCAAAAATTACGAAAGCGGGCACGTCGTGACGTGCCCCTACAAAAGATTATTATTATTTATTCTTCGTCATTTCAAATTTCATTTCGTGATCTAAGATTTCGGGGAACTTCTTATAAAAGAATTCTTCCAGCTTGCCCCACACACTATGGCTGCCAAACATATCCGAGGGCGATAACGTTGTTAATTCTTTGATCGGCAGGCGGGCTTTACCGGTTCGTGCAAATATCCCAAAATGCTTTGTGCCTTTATGCCCGGTCTCTACACCGGTAACGAATGCAGGCACAGATTTAATTGGCTTTTGCTGACCGCGGAGGATCGTTACATAAATGGTTTTATCTATCGATCTAATTCCACGAGAAAACTTTGGATTGAACAGTGCGATCGGCAGCCGGCTTGATTTTAATTTGAGCCTGACAGCCAACTTCGACAGGCTTGCCGAGATTTTGATATCGTCTTTGATGATCGAACTGGGAATATTATAGCGGGCAGTGATGGAGCGCTTCGCTTGTGTGCGCATTTGCTCTGCAGTCTTTTTTAAGGACCGGAAAACTACATTCGGAAACTCCTGCGACATTTGCTCAAGTGCTTCGATTCCGGTTATTTTACATTGCATTTGCATTGTAAGTTTGGCGGAGTATTACTCCGCCGTACAGTTATTATTTGGGTTTCATTGATTTGTAATAACTCATGCCGGTGCGGGTGATCTCCGGCAACGTCCGGTATTCTTCCATCGTCATTGTAAACAATCCGTGTTCCCAATCTTGCAGAAAATTTAATAACGGCGTATGGACTTTTAGATTCTCCATCAACTCGGCTTTCGTTCTCTTCTTCCCGTCTTCATCTTCAATATATTCGCTCTTCAGTAGCTCCGGCTTGAACCAACACTGGAGAGCGTATATCAGTTTTTTATTTCTTCCACTCCCAATGTTACCAGATCCTTCACCGCCATGCCGATCTCAAGGATTTCATTCAGAGATAAATACTTCGGATAGAGTAGATCTGCTTTGACCATAAATGTTTTTATTCCAAAGAGAACTTTCTCTTCTACCTGGAACGGTAATTCATCTTTGAAATTACTCCATCCTTTGATGCCGCAAAGTGCAAATAAAAGTAATTGTTCATCGGTGTGGAATACGGTGCGGGCTTCTTCCGTTTCCGTGGGGCGCTTCACTTCCATATTCGAATCGATGAGACGCGTGGCAATAAGAGGATCGATAAAACCAAGTTGAAATACGGTCTTTGGATCGGTGTCTGCGGCAAGTGAGAACTCTTTAATTTGGGCTTTGTTGATTAACATAACTTCCTCCGGTGGTTGATTGGGCGTAACAATGTTACGCCCCTACGGTTAATTAATTAGGTTAATGTGATTGTTATTGCATCGTCGCCTGAGCTTTGACGATAGACCAATCCTAATTTGTGTATCAGGATGCCGTTTTTATCTGCATACGGCGCGCCGGTGTATTGCGTGCAAGGCATTGAGAGCGCTACAATATTCCCGGATGTGGCGCCAAACGATACACTGAACGCTCCGGAAACCGCATCCATGTAATCTTTGATAATCGTATCAGTGGCGAGCGGGACCGCTTCCGGATCGCAGCCGCCTTTCGGATCCCATTTGGTGATCATAAAACCGCCCACTCCATACGCCATTGCAGCGTTGTCGCGCATGGAAACCGCGTTGCCAAAATCTACTTCGAAAGACGATATGATATGCGCCACTGTTAGCAGCGATATCGTTGCGCTTGCAAATTGCGGCGGCAAGATAGCTGAGTATGTCTGCGTCGGAGGTGCGGCATCTGTAGGATCCAGATAGAGACCTTTGAAATCGCATTCCAGCATTGCAGGTTCTCCTGCTTTTGGAGCAGAGATCTTTCCGTTGCCGATACATCCGGCAATGACATGCTTATGCCCGTCTTTGTAGATTTCAATCGTGCAGGCTTTGCCGAGCGAGAAGAAGTTTGCACTCGCCGGAGTGGACGATCGCGAATACACTACCGATGTGGCTTCGCTGACGGTTTCGATAAATGCACAGGCTTGTAGTGCCGCACCGAGCGGTGCATACGCGGTGCCGCGTGTGCCCGAGCCTTTCAGTTCCATCTTGAATTTTACTTCGTAATGCCGCTTGCCTACGAGATGCGGGAGCGTGTCTAGCGAGAAGCGTTTGAAATCGCGCTCAATCGCCTCGGAAACAGGGTTGATTTCTACATCACCGGCAAGCACAAAGTCGGTTGCGGCAAGTGTGGCGGCGGTGTTTTGCGTCGTTTCCGTCTTGATTCCGATGACGGTTTTGTTTGAAAGTTTGGGGGCTGGCATGGTTGTTACTCCTTAGTGTCTAATGTATAATCGGGCACAGCATGCTGTGCCCCTACGAATGATTCGGGCATATCATGTTCGGTGGTTAATGCGCCGGTGCTCGGATTGCGCACGGTTTGCGTGAATGGTTCCGGTGGAGCAAGTTCGATATCTATGATGTTCTTTGTGGTTTTCATTGTCTTATCCTTCACTTTATGAGTTACAAATATTCTTCTATATGCAGGGTCAACTTCTGTTTCTGGATCAGCCATCGTTTTATCCTGAGTGCGGAAAATTATTTTGCAAGAAGTGAATATAACCAAGGAGAATATCCTCCAGCAAAACTCGATGCAATCCAATTTTCACCGTTATCAGTTGAATAATAAATACCCGCACCACCCCAAGCGCCGGCAATAAGATTTGCTCCAGAAGATATAATTGCTCTGATATTATAACCACCGGTCATGCCTTGAATCTTCTGTGTCCAGGTTTCACCATCATTTGTAGATAAATAGACACCATTCGTCGATGCACCAAAAATATTTACTCCAACAACAACAAAATCATAAAAAGTCCCAGAACCTAAGATCTGAGTCCAATTTAAACCACCATCGGTTGATTTTAATATGCCGGGTTGAATACCCGCAAACATACTTGATCCTGAAATACCAAAACAAAGAACGATATTTCCGGTTGAACCACTAGCCAAAGTCCAATTTGTTCCAAAGTCAGTAGAGATATAAATGCCATTGTTTGTTCCTAAGAACAAGGTATTACCAACTGCAAATATTTTATTGAGACCATCTAAGTCTGGCAACCCAGTATTGACAGCATTCCAACTTATCCCGTTATCAATGGAAAGTTGCACACCGGAACCTGTGCCCCAAGTAGCTGCAAAAATTCTTGAACCTATTCTTGCAAGTGATACCACATGATATATTTTTAGTGGAGAATTTGGTATTGTCCAATTTTCAGCGTTATCTATAGATCTTTGCACACCACCAGCATATTCTCCTACATAAATATCCGCACCAAACGCTAAAATAGATCGAATTGATGTATCTTGTAAAAGGTTATTGGATGGTTCGATCCAACTTCTACCCTCATCAATGGATTTCCAAAGTCCAGAATTACCATTTGTTGCACCCGCAAAAAGTATAGGCGCAGAAACTTGTGGTATCGAGATACCAAACTCTCCCATGCTCAAATCAGGTAATATGCAGTTAGGATTCAGTCGCATTATTTATACTGTGCATTAATCCAGCAATCAGCGGAGCCGATAGTTTTTGTCGGTCCGGTAGAACTGTTCGACCAACTTATGCCGGTCGCGAATGCTTTTCCAAACGGTGAAAAACTTATTGCAAAACTTGAAGTCGCAGGAACGGAAATAATCACGATAGGAACTGCGGCATCAGCCGGTACTGTTGCTGAATTGAAAATCTGAATGAACTGTGCCGCGGCTTTAGAATTGTATCCCATTATGCCGTAAAGTATTCCCGCCGATGCTTTAATCACTCCGCTTGCCGCGTATGCCGTGCTATCCACTGCGTCCGGACAATTTGCCGCTACATCGTTGCAAACCGGTTTCGTAAATATTTTAGCGAGAATCAGACTGATTATACCGCGAAGTTTTCCGGACACCGTGCCGTTCGCATCGGTTATAACAGCTGCATCGGTAACCGCGCCGATTGCCGCGCTTTGAACAAATTCTATTGTTTGCTTTGCCATCTCATTGCTCCTTCTAAGGTATCGGTACGTCTTCGTATTCGACGTTTAAATTTCCATTTTCGATATAAAGATTTGTTACAGTGCATGCTCCTTGCGGAGGATCAGATCCGATCTTCGCGTCCAGTGCAGTCTTTATCGCTCCGCTTGTCAGGAGGTTGTCGCTGCTGGTCGTCGGGACAGAATCAAATGTGAGATATTTTTGAATTTTGCCGAATGCCTGGAGTAACGTATCGGTAGTTGCCAACGCCGCGCGCGTTATTGCTACGGTAAATCCTGCGAGGGTAAATATTGTCGGTAAATTAACAAGATCCACCGTCTTCATCTTCGGATCGGTGGCGGGATCGGCGAGCACCACAAACCGATCGCCGGATTTTACTTCTGTGGCTTGGGGGTATTGATCAATTCTCATGTTGTGTTCCTCGGTATAAAGCGGGCACGTCGTGACGTGCCCCTACAAGGACATCATAAATGATGTCCCTACGATTGTGATGCTTTCATGCGCAGTGTTCTGAAATCAAACCATCCACTGATGATGACACCGATGACTTTCTTTCCATCCTGCGCTACTTTTGGTTCGGCAGTCTCAACTTCACAGTCCATTGCGTATCCGCCAAAACTATCATCCGCACGAATAGCATCCTGCACATCATACTTTGCTTTGCGCATCCACGCGGGTGTGGCTGTTACGCCTGCGGTAAGAGCTTCGACGGTCCAATCTAAGCGATGATCATAATGACTCTTGCCTTGCCCTGTGCCGCTGTGGTTCATTACATCTTTGCCGGTGCGCAGGACTGCGGCTGGGATTTCGGTGTTCTCGTCAAGGTCTTCCAGATTTTGCACAAGCGATTCGAATACGTTCAATCCAATATCTGTGCGATAGCCAAGCGCGACGGTAACGCCCGCGAGTTTGGCTAAAAAATTATCGATGATCGCTTGCTCTGTTATTGTTTCTGCTGGCATAAGTTCCTTCGCTACGCTCAGGATGACATTAGTTTAGAGATAATTGCAGCTCGATGAATCCGTCTGCATCTTTGTGCACTTCCGTGACGTTGAACTTTGCAATGTTCGTTCCGATGATCGGATCGTCATCCGGTCCCGTGACGCGATCGCCATTCTCATCATCAATGTAATCGTGGAGCGTGAGTATCGCTTCTTTGCTTATTCCCGGGACATCCCTGGCAGCGCAGAGCGCTATAGGATTTGAATTGACAAAACCGGTATCTCCGATTTGCGAAATGGAAAAACTTTCATCAAACACGACAGTAATATCTTTCGCCACTCCGGCTTTCGTGGTGAGCGTGGCCGGAATGGCGAATTCGTCACTCTGAAAAAGAATATCGATTGGGAAACGGGACATACCTAGTACCGTTTCTGTCCGATCATGATTGCACTCACCCAATATTTGGGTGTGGTTCCAGTCACTGTGAAAACAAGCCGTGTCCACTTTTTCAATAATCGCGCAGATACATTAAGGCCCACACATGTTGTCGTTGTCGTTATTTGTGTGAATGTTTTTCCTGCGATATCTGCAAACGTTGAATCCGTGCCGGCTGTTTGAACTTTTATATCAAGCGTCGGTAATGTGCCTCCGGAGTCTGCTGCCATTACATAAAATGCAACACCACCGACATATCCGGTTGTTGCAATCGTCGGACCGTTCTTTGCCAACGCATATCGAATGGTATCGGCAAACGCTTTAGTAGGAGTGAATATTCCGACTGGATCATTGATCTGCGCTTGCAATGGCGCGGCTGCTACCAGGAGCAGCATGATAATGGTGATGAGTGAAAATGATATGAGCTTCATGATTCTTTTTCCTTTCATGGGCACATTGTGATGTGCCCTTACATAAGGGCGTAATATATTACGCCCCTACAATTATTTTTTGGGATTGTTTTCTACTTTTTCAGGCTTTGGTTTTTCCTTGTACTCTTCTGCCTGATCTTGCGAACGTAAGGTGTGGTAATCTTGCAAACTTACTTCTACCACCGCTCCTACTTTCACAACTTTGCCACTTATCGTGGTTTCTCTTGTTATTATCGCTTTCATGGTCGTTTCCTTTCTTGTAAAGGGCGTAACAATGTTACGCCCCTACAAAGAAAATGTTTATGCAGCACCTGTATCGGTGGAGATACAGAATGATGCGGTGTGCCGCGCTCCCATATCGCACCAGAGCGATATGATAATACGGATCTGGCGATACGATGCCAGCGTGACGAGATCCACTACCACATCGATCCCTGCCCATTCGGCAAAAATGAAATCGTTCCAGTTGCCATAAATGACTTTGTGGGATGGAACCTGGTTCGTGGCTTCTGCTCTATAGCCGTTGACTATTCCGCCGCCATTTAATCCGGCTTCCCATAGGAACGGGAGTGCATTGGCTTTCTGGATTGCTTTCCATTTGCCGCGCACCGCCGGTGTGGTGAGATATGCGCACTGACCTTTGAGCGCGTTGCCAGTTGCAACGTTGGTTTCGAATTCCAAAACCTTTGCCCACGTTGCAGCTCCGCCGAATGTAACCGATGTTGCCAGTCCGGTCATGTTGAGGATACCTTGCGGCTCACCATCGTTGCCGCTTCCATTGATCGCTGCACGATCTTTTTCAATCGCCAGTACTTGCATGATATCTTCACGCACAAAATTTTCAACATCGATGCAGGACTGGAACAGAAGTTCCTTCTCGTATCCGGTTTCCGCCGTGAGGGCATGCGGGGTGAGCGGTAACTGTGATGTTCCTTGTTTACTGACTGTGCTTCCGCCGCTGGGTGGAACCCAGTATGCCGTTGCTCCGCCGGATTGTTTCGGGATTGCAACGTTGCCTCGTAATCCCGTCAACGTGCGGGCGCCGAGCTGTGAGACCAGGGGCATATTGCGGAGCATTTCGATCATCGAGCCGCCGAGAAGATCTGTAGGCACGAGTGCACCGCCGTAGGCGAATGTATCTACCGAGAGACCATCAATGGCTGCGCGCTGTGCCATCGCGCGGGCACGGACTTCCGGATTGACCGGCGTCATCCGGCTGGAAAGAATATCGCCCGGGATGGAGAATGAATGGCGATCATGCTTCCGATCACCACCAGCTAGTGTCCGCACGGCATCCGATGCTTCTTTTTCGATTCCGGAGAGCGTGCCGGTTTCAGCTATCTGCTGAATGGCTCGCATAATGGAATATTGTTTGATGTCCCGCGTGGACAATCCGACAATCCCGACTTCTTTATCGGAACTGATATCGAGGACTTGTGTGCCCCGGCGTTTCAGGACTTCGTTTCCGAATTGCTCCGGAAGCCATCCTTTTTCCATCGCTTCTTTGCGAAGCGCGTTTATTTCTTTGACTCCGGTGTTATCGGCGGCGATTGCATCGATACTTGCAACTCGCTCCCGCTCTGCGCGCTTGATTTCGTTCGCGTCTACCGGCAAGGGTGTTGGTTGATCAGACATACTGATCTCCTTTCGTTGTGTGAGTGGTGTTAGTTCCTGACCGTCGCCGGCAGGGTTATTTCTTTGCTTCATTTGAGTTTTCAAAAATTCCATTGCTTCCGCTTCCGTGGCATCCGGGGATAACCCTTCGGCTTGCAGCATTTTTCGAATGACCGGTGTGATGGATTCACTGCGGACTTTTGTGCTTGTATCCGCACCGATCGGCGTCAGTGATCCTTCTTTCAATGTGCACGACCGAGTGACGCGGCATGGTCCTTCAAATTTTCTTCCTTCGATTTCCGTCGATTGACCCGCGCCGATAAACGAGGAATCATTCCAGGAGTATCCGGCGCTGATATCGGTGACATGCTTTTCACGGCATTTGATTTCTGCGTTCATACCATCTTCCGTGGAATCGAAATAAGCGCGACCTACCCATTTTCCATCTTTCAATTGCAGCTCTCGTATACTTCCGGGCTGACATTTGATGCTGGAGCGGTCATGGCAATCGAGCAATGGGATTTGTCCATTCGCGGGAATTTGCACGCCGTTCATCATCACAAATTCACGGACAGGTTCCCATCGTTCCGGATCCCAAATGGTCACGGAATCGCCGGAAAATAAGGTCACTCCAACAGAGCGGGTTTTCGGATCGTAACTATCCGGCGTTACCGGGATCGATCTGGTGATAAGTTCTTTCATGGGTTCTCCTCGTCGGAATTATTATTGTCAGTGGCATTGGTTTTATCGGATACCTTGTTATCGGACGCACCGCTGTGCGTCCCTACGGATTGCGGATCCTGTGTTGATTGTGGTTTACTTCCATTGTCGGCGAGCATCTCGTCGAGATCGAGTCCGTAACTTTCGGCAATGCCTTGTGCTTCTTGGTAATCAGCGCAGATCTGTTCGAATGTCTCGCCGGTCTCTGCGGTGGAATCCAATATGCTTTGCTGTAACGTGCGCACGGACATTTGTTTTGCTTTTGTTTCGTCCACCGGATTGATATACGGCCAGCGCGGACCAGTGAATACCGGTTGATAGAATTTCTGTTTCTTTGCATAGGGCAGACCGAGCTTGCCGGTGAGCAATGCGCTTTCCAGCCACCACGCGAATACGCGCATGTGCACAAGGTCGATCAACGATTGCTGATCACTGAGCCAGTTGCGGCGTTCGACATACAACTCCTGCCGGAGCGATGACCACGTTGCTCCCACATAATCGTTGGAGAGTGAGCTGTATCCGCAGCCAACGCCGGAGGCAACATCTCTGAGCGTCGTGCGCATGAACATTTCGTGTTGCTGAACCGGGAATTTGGGATCCCACGGATAGAATTTTGAACTTCCGATATGCTGAAAACTTAGCGATTCGATATCGACTTCAATATCGTCGGCTTTCGTATTATCCTGTGTATCGAGCAGTGTATCATCCGGATTGCCAGCATCATCGCCGAAGAAGCCGCCTTTCGTGGCTCCGAAGCGGGCATTCTGCACAGACCACTTTTCAAATTGATCGAGATAATGCAGGAGCAGGAGCACCGGAGCGAATCGTGTGAAGCCGCGCGTCTGATTTGCAAACTCCGGATCGAACCAGTGTATTATATCCATCGCCGGTATGCGGACCCGGTTGCCTGTATAATAACTCATTTGAGATGATTGCAGCGGAGTTTGTTTGCGGAAATGATATGCAACGGGCTGTCGGAATTGATTCAGCTCTACACCCATTACGACTTGATTGTTGTTACCGAGATCCTGCGTGTATTCTTCATCGATGAGCTCCGGCGGAATAATTTGCAGACGCAAACCATAGGCAGCATTGGGATCGTTCACGCGCATGATAAATACTTCACCATCCCGCACGCGATACGTGGCAGCAAGTTTGGAGAGCGATGCGTAACTCATAATGCCATCGATGCTGCAGTTGATTCCCTTCTGAAACTCCGCCCAGTGAGATGCAATCTTTAAATTGGCGATCTTATCCGGCACACGCTTGACCGTGTTTGTTTTGGTATCTTCGACCAGCTCTGTGACGTTGCTCTGGAATGTATGTCCGTTGGCGCCCACGACGTTGGCGAGATAGAGCTGAATGTATCGCCGCACGATGCTGTTGTTTAGTGCGAGCAAGCGCGCGCGCCCGCGGAGTGATTTGCCGCCGCTGCGAATATCCTGATCGATCTGTGTTTCGCCGGCACTGAGATCCTGATTGTATTTTGTAATCTGCGATGCCCAGAATGCACGCTGACCATTCAGTTTGCTTACCGCATTGACTTGCTTGACGGTCGCTAATCCCATCCTATTTAAAAATGTTTTTTTCATTATGTCGGGGTCGGGAAAGTATAATTCACATTGCGCGATTTGCCTTGCTCGGCGCGAATCTTACGAGATACTTTCGCTTCCCATTGCATCAGTTGCGCGGGTGAGAGAAGCCGAACAGTTTTTCCACCGGGCAAAGTCATCTCTTCATCCTGACGCGTCGCACGTCCGGCCATGCTTGCACGAATTGCATCTAATAATTTTTGCCAATAACTTCTGCCGTCCTGGCTGGTGATCGTGGTAAGATTTTGGAGGACTTCGAGTTGACCGGTGAAAATTGTATTCCGCTCCAGCGCATCATTCACCGTGCGTTCTGCCCAGCCTACAACTGCATACCATCCGGCTTGAAGTGTTGCGGATTGCACTGCGGTGATTGTGATGAGTCCGGCAGTTGCAGTAAGTAAAAGCGTTGTGATGCCAACGATGCGATATTTTAAAATCCAGCCATCGGCAACGGGATATGCGGAAATATCTTTTTGAAAAAGTATTGTATCGCCGGCGTGAATCTGTTCCGGGAATATTGTGAGGGTCTCTGCCATTGTTTACACTAAGGGTGTACAATTGCAGGGTTAGTTGCAAGAAGCAAATTGTAGCAAATTGCTACATTTTGCTCCATGAACAGAAAAGGGCACGTCGTGACGTGCCCCTACGGAAGAAAACCTACTATATCTCCCCTTGAAAACAAGGAACAATAATAAAAAAGCCCGCACGGGGCGGGCTTGAAGAGTTTTTTAAAAAAGAGGATTGCTACATCAATATAGGCGGAATGACCGGACCACAGAAGGTATATTCCTTATTGTCTAAACCAAACCACTCGTCAGTGCCTATGGCAAATCCCAATAATTCTTCATTGTCAAGATTAAAGTTATCAACTTTAATGATTTGAGTCTTATTTGTTATCGCATAATGCATCCAGTAGTAACCCTTCTGAGTTGGTTTTTCTTTTTTCCATTGTAATGGTTCCAAAAACCTAACGGCCAATACATCTCTTTCCTTGCTATAATCAACTGAATAACGAGAGAGGAACGGATTAATAATTATGCCTGGGGTTAAAATAATTGCATCGCCATTCAGAGATGAAAGTTTTATGGACGTGCCTTTAATAAATAATATTCTCGTTTTGTCTGAAAAGGCAGGCCAAACATTTAGTATTTCTTTTTTTATTGCTTCGGGTATTTTGTCAATCATATATCCTCCTATTATTAGTTTATGATACTAAAATTTCGATTTAAATGTAATGGTACGGCGGAGTCTGAGTTTTGGACCGTTATTGGATGATACTATTTGTGCATTTTTATCGAAGATGATCGTGGTAGTATCATCGTAAAGTTGTACGGCTGCAATAATTGTATTAACAATATCGACTATGGGCTTATTGGTTTGGTCGGCTATCTTCCGGATTTTTTCTGAGTTTTCAAGATTCAATCGAGTTATGAGTGGTTCTGGGATGGGCATATTATTTCATCGTGACTGTAAAGCGTTTGCGCTTTTTGGGCGCGGGTTTGTCGGGTTTGGTTTCGGGGCCATTGTTATCGGACACAATATATTGTGTCCCTACGACGGGTTCGGATTGCTTCCAGACTTCCATTTGTGATTTCAACATTTCTGCATACCTGCCAATATTTGCATTGAACTTTTTAAAGATTGCAAGGTTGCCGACTTTACAGTCAAGAGCTTCATTTCTTCGCCCGGGGAGTAATATCCATTCATACCCGCGTTTATCACGGCGGAGTTTTTTCCTTTCCGATAATAACTGATCGAAATAATCCATCGGGCAATCCATATTAAAATGCTGATACCCTGGACCAGGTTCTTTATTGTTTAAGCGATCGATGACGAGCTGCTTGCCCACATCAGCGCCGATATTAATTAATCGCACAGGAACTTTCTTCGATTTGCTTTCCCACTGTATCGGTTGATCCCATCCGGGTGTTCCCTTCGTTGCATAGATGCGTTTGCGCTTGATGCCGCGCACACGCTCGTATATTTTTGTTGCTTGGAATCCGGAATCAATTCCGACTGCCATTAATCCGCCAAGTTCTCCCCAGCGTGCCTTGAATCCGTTTTCATGTTCCCAAATTGTATCAAATAAAAAAGATTCCATCGATACCCACGTCTTTGCATCATCGTAGCTTCCTTCTGCAACGTAGGACTTGATGAAATAATTTTCTTCACCCATTGCCCAGCCCTCGACGTAACATTCGAGGCGATCCGGCTGAACATCTACAAACGCCGTTAGGAATACAACGCCTGGAGGTATCCTGGTATATTCTTCTCTACGATCGTAGAGAACATTGCCCGTGATGGTGTGCGATTGCGCTTCGTCAAATGTTTCGCCCATTGTGGTATTAATAAATACGCGGAGCAACTCCGAGGTGTGCTTTGCTCGCTCGAATCCTTCTGCAATATCCGCCCAACTGGACCAAGGCGACATTAATTCGGAAATATGA